GTATTCTACCACCAACAGAGAGTTATGAACAAATTATAGATAATTGGTATCAACAAGTTAGAGAATCGTTCTATTGGTACATTGCTCAATTTATCGAGTGGCAAACAAACAGATTGATATATGGCAAATCAGAAGAAACACGAAGACGTTTTGCTTATGTGTTAACTCAACATCCTGATATATTCCCTGAGCCACCATATGAAACAAGAGAGGTAATCTTAAAAAGTTTTAACGAAATAGCACGTATGATGGAATTAGCGCCGGACAGTGAAGCATATCAAGATTTTCTGTCTATGTATGACGGTGTAGAAATTGAGGGATAGACACGTGAATGTGATGGTGAAGACGTTATGGCAAGAAAGAAAGAAATAACATACTGGGCGTGTGACTTTGAAACAACCGTGTGGACAGATGAGATGGTGGAACAAGTCGGACATGAGCAAGATTATACTGAAGTATGGGCTGGTGCTGACGTTGCACTATATGATGGTACTGAGTGTGTAACAATCACACACAGTATACGTGATTTTCTAACTAGATTCTTACGTATGTCAGGAAATAACGTTTTATTTTTTCATAACCTCTCTTTTGATGGTTCATTCATTGTGGATTTTTTGCTCCGTGAGGGATACACACACACACGTGTGAAAGACAGTGAAATGAGGAGTAGGCAATTTAAAACATCTATTTCAGCTATGGGTCAATGGTATTACATTAAAGTTAAATGGTCACACACACTACTAGAAATAAGAAATAGTTTAAAGCTCATGCCGTCATCACTACGAGCAATCGGTGAATCATTTCACACAAAGCACCAAAAGTTAGAAATGGAGTACACAGGTGACAGACACGCGTATTGCAACATAACACCGGAAGAAGAGGAATACATAAAAAATGATGTGTTGGTGTTAAAAGAGGCTCTAGAAATGATGTTCAATGAGGGTCATGACAAATTAACAATAGGTTCATGTTGTCTATCGGAATTCAAATCTGAATACACGAAAAAGGATTTTGATAGATTGTTTCCTGATTTACGTGATGACCCCATGCATTATGATTTTTGCGGATATAATAACGTGTGGGAATATGTACACAGTTCATATTCCGGTGGTTGGTGTTATGTCAATCCTAGATACGCACACAGAACTATAACATTAGGGAAAGTATATGATGTAAATTCATTGTACCCGTCTATGATGCACAGTGTTTCCGGGAATTACTATCCTTACGGACGTGGTCAGTATTGCTTAGGTGCACCACCTGACCATATGAATAATAAGAATGATTTTTATTATTTTGTTCGTTGTAAGTTTCGGTTTCGGCTAAAACCGGGAGCGTTTCCGTGGTTGCATATCCGAGGTAACGCACACTATAAAGGTAACGAAAATCTGTACACCTCAGATATACGGCATAAAGGACAATATTATAGATATTATTATGATAATGACGGGAATGTCTGCGATACATTACACGAGTTTGTGTTGACTAAGACAGACTGGCTGTTGTTGCAAGATACCTATGACATGTACGATTTACAGGTTATTGATCATGTGTGGTTTTACGCTCGTCCGGGGATGTTTGATGAATACATCGACACGTATGCGGAAATGAAAAAGAAAAGTAAAGGTTTTAAACGGACACTAGCTAAACTTTTTCTAAACAACTTGTATGGCAAGTTCGCAATGTCAGATGATAGTTCATGGAAAGAACCATATATGTCTGAGGATGGAATCGTTCGTTTCATATTGCATGAGGAGCATGAAAAAACTGTTGGTTATATTCCTGTAGGTTCAGCTATAACTTCATACGCACGCAATTTTACGATCAGACACGCAATAGCTAACTATGAACGATTTTGTTATGCGGACACAGACTCTATACATTTACAAGGTTTAGAATCCGCTGAAAAGGTTGTTGTTGACCCTGTTGAGTTTTGCTGTTGGAAAAATGAATGTGATTTTGATTTCGCGTATTACGAGCGTCAGAAAACATATGCAGAACACGTTATAGCAAAGGATGGCGAGGAGTGTGACCCTTATCTGAACTTAAAAGCGTCAGGTATGACGAAACAGGCGAAACAGGAGTTTATTGACCGCGGATTACCAGTGTCCGCGCTACGTGAAAACTTGCAACTTGAGGACGCTAATTTAAAGGGTGTAAGAATCAGAGGTGGTATATTGTTAAAAAATAAAACATTTAAAATACAAAAAAGTCTTGACAAAAAAGTGAATCCGGTGTACAATCATTATTGTAATCAAGGTGAATGTTAAAAAAAGAAAGGAGATTTAGGATATGATTACAAGAACAATTATTATAGCAAAAGTTAAAGCTGAGGTCGTTGAAAAAACAGATCAGGGAATCAAGTCAAGAGAAGTAGAGGTAAATCTTGAGAAGTGTACCTCAAAAGAAAAGGCAGAAATTGCGTTGGGTAAAATGTTCAAAAATGCAATTGTGAATGTTTTAGAATGTGAGTTCTATGCGGATAAGCGCGTGATGAGCGATTCTGATTTTGTTGAGCACTCAACAGTTAAAGAACATCTGATTCTCACAGAGGAAGATGTTGCAAAAATTAACGGTTCAAGAAAGAGAGGTAAATAAGCATGTTATATAATATCACAAAAATGGATATGGCGAACGTAGGTTCAGGACTTGGATTTGTTGACGCAGTTGAACAGAAAGTAGAGGGTGTACTTGAGGGTTTTGGAATCGTGGATACTGAAGAAGTTCCGATTTCCGTTGTAAAAGTGAATGGACAGGTTTTTAGTGGTGCGTCAAAAGTTGTTGAGGGTAGATTAAGAAACCTGAGCGCAATCGTTGGAGACAGTAACGATGTTGAAGAAAAGAAGATCAGCGTAAAATTTGAAAGCATTAAGTTGGCAAAGGGTAACGGCACAAACCTTATTGTCACTAGATATGAAGAGTAATCAGAAAGGGCGGTTTCCCGCCCTTTCTTTATAAGGTGGTGTAATATGATTAACTTAGAAAAATTGAATATGTCTATTGTAACATCTGACACATTAATGCACATCATCAATGACCCATGTGTACAATCTGTGACACCGTACACAGACAGAAAGGGATTACAATGTTATAACATAGTGTCAGTGAGTGGAGAAAGGTATAAGGTGTTTACACATGGGAAAATATTATAACTGTGATTATTTGTTGACATTAAAAGATCGTAACGGAAAAAACCCTGATATATACATTGCAGACGGAAACCGAACAGCGGGAAAAACGGTATCGTTTAAGCGTAGGCTAATAGACACGTTTTTGAAAGAAAAAACAGACGTTAACCAGTTCTATCTTATCTATCGTTACAAAACAGATATGCAGTCCATGTCCGATTCATTTTTCACTGACATTCGAAGACTGTTTTACAACGGGCATGTCATGACCGAAAAGAAATTGTTTGATGGTGCAGTGGTACAATTACTGCTAGATGATAAGCCATGTGGGTGGTGCTTACCGCTGTCATTGTCAGGGAAAATTAAGAGAATGTCGTCCATATTTGTGCAAGTGGCACATGGATTTTTTGACGAATACCAAGACGAGTCTGACAATTATCTACCAAACGAAATAGATAAGTTGATGTCTATACACACTTCTATCGCACGAGGTGACGGAGAGCAGACACGGCGTGTTCCGCTATATATGGCAAGTAACACCGTATCAATACTCAATCCATATTATCAAGCGCTAGGCATCAATAAAATGCTAAAACGTGATACAAAAATATTACGTGGTGACGGTTGGGTATACGAGCGAACATATAACGAGAGCGCCAGTAAAGCTTTTGAGAGTTCAGCTTTTAACCGTGCGTTCTCTGAGTCAAAATACTTTTCGCACGCAGCACAGAACGTCTATTTGAATGATAATGACGCTTTAATAGCTAGGCCTAGTGGCGCGTCTGAGTATATGCTTTCGATACGCTACAATGGAATGTGGTACAATGTCAGAAGATACAACAGTTGCGGTTACATTTACGTGTCAGAGGGGGCAGACGAAACATACCCACGCCGGGTCTGTTTCAACTACACAGACGTTGTTGACGATCGCGCTGTGATGGTTAACAGCAGTAACTACATTATTATAGCGTTACGAAATTATTTTCACCGTGGTTTCATGCGTTTCCAAAACCTCGCTTGCAAAAATATGATGTTCGATATGCTATCTTTTTTATAGGTTGACATAGGTAATAAATTGTGGTATTATAATATTGCTCCCCTATTTGAGTAGAATCACTGACCGCGCTCGGACGCGTTAATGGGCAAGTAGTCAACCGGGGCGGGTGGAGTGACGCACCCTTTGATTCATCTTAGAGGTCACGGGCAGAAAAAATAGCGGTGTCAACTAATTTACGGTTGACACCGCTATTTTATTTTGCTATAATGTGTTTAACGATTAAGGTATTGCTTATTCGTTTAATCGTTCATTTTGATTCACGTTTCACGTGAAATATCTTGATTCATGTTTCACGTGAAACATTGCACAGAAAGGAGTGAAAAAACATGGAAACTATTAACACAGTTATTAACGCTGTTTCAATGGTCGGATTTCCGATTGTGTGTTGCGGTGTACTCATGTATTATCAGAAATACACACGCGACAAGGACTCCGAACAGCTCAAACAGTTGTCAGAATCTCACGCAGAAGAGATCAAGACAATGGCAGACGCGCTCAATAATAACACCATTGTGTTACAGAAACTGTGCGATAAGCTAGACAGTGAGGTGAATGTGAATGAAAAAAAGTAAGGATCTGATTGCATTATTCCTCTCTTTTATGCTTGTTGTTTCACTACCAGTCACAGCTAGTGCAAATATGAACGGTATAGACGTGTCTAACTGGCAACGTGGAATTGACGTAACACAGATGCATGATGTTGAGTTCGTAATCGCAAAAGCAACAGAGGGTACAGGCTATGTTAACCCGGATTGCGACAGAGTATATCAAGATGCAAAAGAAAGCGGAAAAAAGACAGGTGTATATCATTTTGCAAGGAAAGGTGATGCGATCGCACAGGCGAAATATTTCGTTAATCACATTTCCGGTTATATTGGTCAATCTGTATTGGTGTTGGATTATGAATCATCCGCGGTCGATCAAGGTGTCGGTTGGGCGAAAGACTGGCTAGACGCTGTCTATAACATGACAGGTGTGAAACCCGTGATCTATATGTCAAACAGTGTGGTCCACAGATATGACTGGTCGGAAGTGGCAAAGAATTATTCTCTATGGAATGCGGGGTATTATGCGGGTTATAACACAATCTATGGCTTCATAGACAACCCACCATTACATTATGACCTTGGTGAGTTCTCAGGCAAGACACCACTATTCCAGTATACATCATCCGGTCGGTTGAATGGTTGGACGGGTAACTTGGACTTAGATGTGTTTTACGGCGATAGCGCAGATTGGGATAAATTAGCGGGTTGTGTTGCGTCAGATAACTATAAACCGTCTGAGCCAAATCACAAAGCAGAAGATCGTGTTGTGTATTACACAGTGCGATCAGGTGACACGTTGTCACGTATTGCACAACGATACAACACAACATACAAATATCTTGCTGAACTGAACGGTATCGCGAACCCGAACTTGATTTACCCGGGACAGGTTCTCACAATTTCCGGTGCGTATTCATCAAACACGAACACGGAAAGTGTCACAACGTACACAGTAAAAAGCGGTGACTGTCTAACTTCCATTGGAAAAAGACTTGGTGTTTCGTGGATTGATATCGCAAATAGAAACGGTATTCATTCGCCCTACACTATTTTTCCGGGTCAGGTACTTACAGTTGCGTCAAGTTCACAATCATCAAATGTTTCACAGTATTACACAGTGCGGTCAGGTGATACATTGTCTGACATTGCATCACGGTATAATACGAGTTATCAGACGCTCGCTAACCTGAATGGAATCAAGAATCCGAATCTGATCTATCCGGGTCAAAGTATAAGGTTGTGGTGATATGCCATCTATTAACACAGCATACACATGGATGATTAACGCGTGTAATGCACCCAACATTGGGTATTCTCAAAAATATCGGCGTGGACAGAATGTAAACGGGATCACGTATTATGATTGCTCTTCATTAATATCACAGGCATTAACGCAAGCCGGGTATTTTCAAGAAAATCCTTGGTTCACAACAGCCACCATGGGTCAGTATTTGCTAGACCTTGGTGCACAACATTACAAAACAGATGCTGTTCCGTGGCAAGCGGGTGACATTCTAGTTGTTCGCAACGCAACACGTCAACATACAGAAATGTGTTATGAACCCGCGGACAGTGGTGGTATTACAATGGGTGCACACACAGCGAATGTTCCGCTTGCGCAACAGGTTTCCATAAATAACTTTGTGACCGGGGTTGATTACTACACCGACCTCTATAGATTAGGAAAAGCCACAAAACTTAAATGGATTGCAAAAAATAACTATCTCACAGAGGAAGAAATGCAGAACAATGCTTATGTATTTTATTCTATCATGTGGGGTTATGGTTTTACTTTAAACGCTGTTGCGGGTATGCTTGGCAACTTTGAGCGAGAATCCAATATCAACCCGGGATTGTGGCAAAACTTAGATCAGGGAAATTATAGTCTAGGTTTCGGACTCGCTCAGTGGACACCCGCAACAAACTATACAAACTGGGCGAAAAGTCAGGGGTTCGAAATTGATGACGGTGACGGGCAGTGTTTGTGGCTAGATACGCAGACTGACCCATCCGGTCAGTGGATTCCAACCCCACAATATAAAATGTCTTGGTTGGAATTTAAAAAAGCTACAGATGAACCTGAGTATCTTGCGAGTGCGTTCCTAAAAAATTTCGAACGTGCCGGAGTCGAGGTTGAGGAAGAACGGCGAAAAGACGCAAGAAAGTGGTATGAATATTTAAAAAATTTTAACCCAAACAACCCACACCCGAAAAAGAAAAAGAAATCAAAATTGTGGTTATACAGTATGCCACTATGGAAAGGAGCTAATAGAGTATGACAAGAGAAGAAGCTTTAACAATGATTGTTGATGCACTTGACAATGTAGAGCAGTTTGACGAAGCTCTCACAGTGTTAAGAACACCAACAGAGGATGAAACCACATGGAAAGCAAAATATGACGATCTTGCAGAAAAGTACAAGACACGGTTCAAAGAGGAAATCATGACACAGAATGGCGGTGCATTGGAAAAACCGATCGAAGAACCAATCACGCCTGAACCGGTAACTAGATTGGAAGACTTGGACTTTTCAGCAGAAACAGAGTAATTGATGATAGATGTTTCACGTGAAACATCACAGAGAAAGGAGAGATCAAACATGGCAACAAAAGCAAGTAACACAGCAATTTTAAATGCAATGAGGTCAGAGTATGAACTTGAAAACAGAATACCCGAGGCAACTCTTACTAATCTGTCTGAGATTTTCACAACAATGATGAGTTATTCACAGGGTAAAAATCAGATTATTCCATCTCTACTTGAGAGAATCGGCCTACAGACTGTGGACTCAACAGCTTGGAGAAATCCTCTTGCTATGTACAAAAAAGACCCTATGCGTTATGGTATGACGCACGAGGAGACGTTTGTGAATATGTGCAAAGGGAAATTGTACGACCCACGTGAAAACTACGAGTCTGCATTTCAGCAGTATCAGTCGTATATTATGACCGTGTTCCACAAGGTCAATCTAAATATGCAGTACCCAGTTACAGTAACATTCGATAACTTGCGGTCAGCATTTTTGTCAGAATACGGAATCCGCGACATGATGGGGATGAAAATGCAGTCAGCCGTGTCCGGCGCGAACTGGGATGAATACAACGCTATGAAAGGCATGATTGACACCGGATATAAACAACAGATTTTACCGGCTGTCACTGTTCCGGCTGTTGTGGATGAAGCGTCTGCTAAGAGAATGCTTGCAGAGGTGAAATCTGCGGTAGATGAATTTAAATTCCCTAACCCGGCGAATAACATCGCGGGTGCGACTTCTACATCTGAACCGTACAGTCTCATCTTCATTACAACACCGAAAGTTAACGCTCAGATTAGTGTTGACGCACTGGCTTATGCGTTCCATCTTGACAAGACACAGGTGGATGTTAGAACCGTAATTGTTGACAAGTTCGAGTACTCAGCGATTCAGGGTGTATTGATGGATATTAGATTTTTCAATGTAAGAGATCAGTTCCGTGAAATGAGCGACCAGAGACTTGCGAACGTGTTAGCGTGGAATTATTTCTACACTATGGTGGAAATGATTAGTGCGTCACCGTTCTACCCGATCAGAGTGTTCACCACAGATCAGGTAGCTACAGAGTCGTTAACTATTTCCGCGAAAGGTGGAGAATACACACCGGGTACAGTGGTCAATATTCCGTCAACCGTGTCAGGTGGGACAGGTGCATACCATCAGAAACTTTTGAGTTATAGTGTTTCAGGTGCAACATCGAAAGACACATATATCTTGCCAGGTACAGATCAGTTATACGTTGGTTCAGATGAAACATCAGCAAAACTTGTTGTTGAGATTGTTTACAGACCGGACGAGTCAGTGAAAACAATCGTAAATTTTACGAAAGCGGGTTAGTGTTAACAGGTGTTGAGTGGAAAAATTTAGATGTGACAACAATTCCGCAAAACGAAACAAGTGAACAAACTGTAGAATACACAAGAGGTGCAACGAGTGATATTATGGCACTAGACGATAACTTCATTAGTGACGCTAAACTGGCTATTCATGGTAGCACCGGGGCGCAACTTGCAAATTTACCGAACAAAAACAGCGTCACTGTAGGCGGTGTGACTTGGTCGTGTAAAGACAAAAATGGGATCACTAAAAGATCGGAAGTTGGAAAAACTTTTACTGGAGGTGAATAATCATGATTCCAATGCCTACGCAGGCGAATGTTGTGCCACGTGCACCACAAACACAATTAAGACTGTATAGAGGTGTTCCGTGGGATAATTCCTATAACCATGTTAGATTATACAACTCAACACAGGACTTGCTAAATCATCTTGAGAACTGGAGGGTTAATCTCTCCAGTGGATTGGATGAAATGTCACCAATCAGAGTTGGGTCACTTGACGTGAAAGTTCCATTCACTGAAATGTCTGCGCTTGATCTTAACTATTTAGCGTTCAACAACTATGGGTTACATGATGAATGGGTATTCTGTTTCATTACATCTATAGAGTGGAGATCAGAGCGTACAACAAGAATCATATTTGAGTTGGATGTGTTCCAGTGCAACTGGTACAAGCTGAATGTGAAACCTTGCTTCATTGAATATCATCACATTCCAAAAAGTCAGGACAGAATAGGTGCAAATCAGATACCTGTGAATCTTGAATCGGGAGAGTCAGTAGTGGCAAATTCCTATCTATACCCGTTGTACAACATGGACATCTGTGTCTATGTTTCAGAGGGAACAACCGGAGAACCTTTTGACGGTTCGGTAGTTAACGGAATATATCGAACAGGATCTTTGGGTCATTACAGTGTCAAAGACGTGGAAACCGTAAACAACCTAATCAAACAATACACGGAAGAGGGTATTGTTGACGATATTATGGCTATATTCATGGCTCCTCAAATATGCATTAACGCGATAAAGGGTGATGACTCAAATCGGGCAGAGTTCAAGTTACCGTTAAACAAAGGTGATATTTTCGGCGGTTATATTCCACGCAACAACAAGTTATATAGCTACCCATTTTGTTACGCTATGGTGGATAATAACGAGGGTCAGGCAAATATCTATAAGTTTGAATTATCGAACAACGCCGACCACAGTATTGACTTTGAAATAGTTGGTGCAATGTGTACCTTACCGCAGGTGTTAGTGTCTCCGTCAAACTATAAAGGTGTGAACCGTTTATTTTCTGAGTCATTAGTGATATCAGGGTTTCCACAATGCGCTTTCCAGTCTGACACGTTCAAAGCTTGGGTTGCTCAGAATAAGGGCGCACTGGCTGTTCAAGCTACATCTATTGTAGCTGACTCGTTGCAAGCACCTGTTGGTGCTGTGACAGCTGTAGCTACAGGTGGAGCAAGTGCTGTGTTAGGTGGGATGCAAGCCACATCATCCTCAGTCAGTGCAATCCAGGGCACTATGTCGTTATTGGCACAATTAAGAGACAAGTCTGTTGTTCCGGCTTCCGTTCACGGGAAAGCACTTTCTGAAAATGTCAATGTTGCTTGTGCTCTAACGGGATTCACTTTCTACGTTATGTCATGTCAGGAAGAATTTGCACGTGTGATTGACTCGTTCTTTGATGTCTACGGGTATCCAATCAATAGAGTCGCAATGCCAAACATACACACTCGATCAACATGGAATTACGTAAAAACAGCCGGGTGTGGTTTCACAGGTGCGGTTGACTTGGCGCAGTTACAACAGATTAGATCTATTTTCAACCGTGGTGTTACAATGTGGCATACAGATGATATCGGAAACTATTCACTGCCAAACAATTAGAAAAGAGGTGATATTATGGGTACAGTGAAAAACCCTTACCGGGTATACGAAAAGAACATAAATCAACCGTGTAACGAGCGAGACATCACTGAATTCTACTTTTTTAACAGTATCATGAACTTGTTCATTAATCGGTTCAAATACACAGGATTACCTGAATCAATTGAGCCATTCTTTATTGAACGAGTCATGTTTTTTCATGGTTTAGGGTCATTCATTCATGACGATGTTGTAGATGCTTTCGCGTTCATGAAAGTGAACCTTTCCGGCATGTATGATATATACAACGTACCTGAGGATAGATGGGCGTATGCTAACAATGGTTACATGAAAGAATACGGAAAAGAGAACTCCGTTATCATGTGGGATTCAGCGACCGCATTTCCATATTATTATACGGCTTGTCTGTACGCAAAAACTATGGCGAATGTGTGGCGTACGCGTGACATTAATATGTTTAGTCAACGTACACCTGTTGCGATTGTATCCTCAGATGACGAGAAATTGAGTTATCAAATACTTGGTGAAGAATACTCCAACTATGTCCCTGTCATTAAAATTAGCGACTCAATTAATATTAAGAATTTACAAGCTGTCACATTAGGTGCGCCTTATGTTATTGACAAGTTGGAAGATGAACTCACCGTATTGTGGGCGCGTGTACTAACTGATCTTGGCTATGAATCGAACCCATCAGAAAAAAGAGAAAGACTGATATCTGATGAAGTTGCCGGGAACAACGGTCACACAGAGGGTAATCGAAATATAGCTCTAGCACTAAGAGAACGTGCAATTGACGCTTGCAATAAATTGTTCGGATGGGAAGCGAAAGTGGAATTTAGATCGAACTTACCAACACCACTGAACGCACCAACACAGTTTATGCCAAACATTGACAGAAAGGGTGATGTTATTGAGTAAGTATACCACAACTATATATAATATACTTCAAAACATTGTACCAAACTCGGAGAGCCTATCACCGGATGAACTGGTTGAGAATGGTGTAAACGCTTTTTTCGACTTCTCATTTCCTTGGTATAACAACACAGGTGATGGAAAATCTGAGTTTATGAGCGCATACTTAACAAGGTATTTGAATAATGAAATAGGGCAAGAAACGTTAGGAATGCACAAACAATTTTTTAAAGGTTTGATGTGTGAAAGCATGGAAGAAATGAGTCAAAAATATAGATTGCTTGGTGGTATGCCTAACGTTGCGGGAGAAAGGGTGGTGAAACACAATGAAAACATAAACGACACAGAGACAAGTAACACAGATGTGAAGCAAGATGCAGTATCTACAGATACTTCAAATCAGAAACAAAACTCGCAGTCTATTCATTCAGACAACCCACAGGTCACAATTAGTACAAATGACTATGCATCTGAAATGGATAGAGGCGAAGCGACCACAAACAACACCACAAACACAACAAGTAACTCATCAGGGAAAAATAACAGTAACCGTGTAGGAAACACAATCAGGACACTCTCTGAAAATGAAACAGACACACGCAATAGTGAAAAATATTTTAAAGCAATTTCTGAGGGTACGTATTTAATCAACACAATACTGTTAAAACGCTGTAGAAGATTGTTTATGCAAGTGTGGTAAAAGTGAGGTGATAATATGCAAATAACACCATTAATTAAATTGAATTGTTGTAATCTACCGTCAGTGTATAACGACAAACAGTCGTACTATGAGGTGTTATGCTATCTCGAAAATAAGATAAATGAATGCATTTCAGCTATCAATGACTATACGGATGCATACAAAGATTACACGGACACGCAAATCGCTCAATTAAAAGCAACACTTGAAAATGAGATACATTCCCTTGAAGAGTATGTGAACACACAAGTTGCTGACTTTAAAGGGTATGTTGACGGAAAAATTACTATTGTTGAATCTGATTACAACGAAAAAATAACAAAACTTGAAGTATCAATAAACAAGAAAATAAATGATATTTCGAATTCATTGACAGAATTGACAAAAACCATGTACCGCCTAAACGCTGAAACGTATTCATACATCAATCAGCAAATTGATAGATTAATTGATTATATTGACAAGTACGTCTGCGAGAATATACAGTGTTATAATCCTGTCACAGGACAATATAACAACATATGTAAAATTCTTGGTGATATTTATGACTCAGCGAGATATTGTGGAATAACTTGCAATGAATTTGACGGTTTGGAGCTGAGCTGTAATGGTTTTGAAGCGCTAAGCATGATGGCACACGATTTTGATTTATACGCCGGATGCAAATTAATCCCATCAAGTCAGTTATACATGTTCTCACCGTTAACAGGTGAATACGTATTCTATCAAGATGTGATTTATCAGTTGGCTGAATTACACACCAACGCACCAATTACAGTTAACGAGTTTGATGCCATAGCAACACTAACGTGTAATACCTTTGCAAGTTACAATATGACGTCGTACACGTTTGATAACACAGCAAAAGATATATTAATGTAAGGAGAGATTATTATGAGTAGTACAAACAAAACACCGAACTATGAATTATCACAGTATATCGGAACGGACAAACCTACGTACCTCGGTGACTACAACGGGGATATGTTAAAAATCGACACCCAGTTAAAAACGAACGCAAATTCTGCGGGCAATGCAGCGAGTGCTGCGGGTGCAGCTCAGGCTGTAGCAGATAAAGCATCGAAAGACGTGAAGAATTTAAATGACTCTGTGACAGCTAACAGTGAAGATATTGCCAGTTTAAAAACAAAAAACGCACAACAGGACGTATCTATTCAGAATGCGACAAACTCGGCAAACTCAGCACTGAACAAAGCAAATCAGAATGAGTATAATATGACAGACATTAACACACGTAATCAGTGGATTCAGGGAACTAACATTCATAATACTGGACTTCCTAACTATACGAAAGGTTCATGGAACTGTTCATATAACAGGTTCTCGGGATTGTTAAACATAAGTGGACAGATTGAACTTTCTCAGGGTTCAACTATTTCGGGTGAGTCAAGACTTGCGACAATTCCTAATAATATTATGAGATTGATTAATTCAACAGGAGAGCGAAAAATTTGGAGTTCTTTATTTGTGACGAGAGCGGATAACTCACTAGAAGTTCAGAATCTCACGCTCGATCAGACAGGAAAGATCTCTTTACCGTATACGCTAAACAATGTAATGTATATGAATACTCAGCTTACACTTAACACTTCAACATGGAATTTATAATCATACCTATGTAGTAATGATTAAATAAAGCAAGGTTATAAGGGTGTCACATTATGTGACATCCTTTTTATAG